TTGATATTAGCGACGGAACAGCGAATGATTACAGTGACGAATACCCTCACTACTACACTAAAGGGCCAACAGGTTTCTCGGGATTCCAAAATCTCCATGAGATCTCAACGGCTTCAGCGGTCATAGACTTCACCGACCTAACCAATGAGGATACTATCAACGACAACACCCTACAAGGCAAGCATCACAAGACGATGACTGATTCAAATGGGATCGTCAAGGACGAGTGCCTGTTCTATCTTCGTATGAACGATAACCTCTCCGGGCTATCCGGCCCTCTTAGCCAAGACAACTCAACGCTCAAAGAGGAACTCTATGACTCACCGCTGAGAGTAACGACAGTCAGTGGCACACTTCCAACCCCCATTTCCGGTCCTGCGAGTGTTGATGCCACCTCAAAAGGAATAGAGATGGGCTATGGTGATGCGATAGCGACATATCGTTGGACCGGAAGTGCGATCAGTCAGGAGTATGGCCCTCTTAGCGGATTTAACCCTTCAATAAGTGACTTCACAATCAGCGCATGGGTCAAAGCGAAGCAGAACGGGGGTTCGTGGGCCAGCACGGATTTCTTCCGAGGCCCCATCATCTGTGGTCAAGGAGCCTATGGGAAGAAGTGGGGGCTGTATGTATCTGGGTATGGAGGATCGACAACCGACAAGCAACTTATCTCATTCGCGGGAGTCGCAGATACAGACTTCGCTATGCTGATTGATCCGAGAATCCATGTTGGGAGTAGCGATCACAGCACATGGGAAGTCCGTAAGGACGGTTGGACTCACCTCGTATTCTCACATTCAACGACGAACGGAGTCAAATTATACATCGGGAACACGATAGGAATGAACATCGGGCGAGCGGGTCCAACAACTAACATGGTCGCATTAGAGAGTCATTACCAACTCACAGGAAATGCCGCATCACACACGAATGCGGCGATTCCAAGTGCTATGGGCACATCTGTCGCTAACAATATGGCATTCATTGGACTCTCAAACATCAGAAATCCAAAGGCAGCGGGCGGTGACTATCAGTGGCCTCACTTACCCGCCAATTGGAGTATCTCAGAACTCGTGTTGAGTGATACTAACCTAACGAATCCCTTCAATCTCCCCGCTGTTTCTGTAACAGGAGGAAGTGCTACTCATGCTCTCGAATACGGAACACACAATTCAAGTGGTGATGATGGTTATGGTAACGCAGGTCCGATTTACTTCCACGGTGGCATCATTTCCGAGGTAGCGATATTCAACAAGGAGTTATCCGCGAGTGAGGTTTCGGATCTCTATGCTTCAAGGACGGTGTGGTGATGACGACATACACGAAGCAACGTTACCCCGCTCTTACTCAACCGTTGGGCGACAGCGCCTCCAACTATCCAGCCAGCGGGTATTTCGCTATGCACATCACCTACCCGGACACGGAGTATGACGATGCGGTTATTGATTGGGACTACGCTACCAACTCCAATGTAGGTTCAGCGGCTACATGGGCGCAGGGCCTCTCTATTCTGATACGAACACCACTTGCTACTGATGGTTCAGCGGTAGCCGAGAAGAACAATGTGATAGTGGTTGATCTGAAAAGTCCTGTGACTCAAGCAGCAGATCTGGGAACCGAGAAAGCCGCACGGATAATCGCGGCTAAGATCAACAGTAGGAGGGAAGCACAGGTCGGAGAGCATGGCGTTACACGCTACCTACGCGCAAGATATGTGAGGATGTCCAGCAAGCCGACACATACCGGGGTTCCCACCTTTGCCGTCAGCACCACGAAACTCCGAGTGGGGTTCGACGGAGGTTACAACAATGGTTATCCTTCCGACCTCCCTCAAAGCGGCACCCTCACCTTTACCGACACTACTGAGTCCGTATCCCTCACCTACACCGCAATTTCGACCGTTTTCAGGGGTAGCAAGAACCTCACCTTAGGCGATTCAAGCGGCGCTCCGACATCACTTGCTGACTTCACGATAACAGGCAACCTCGCCACACTTCTTGACCAAGTTTCCGATGCTTCCAACGAACCCATCGTGGATAGTGCCGTCATATCGGTCAGCGGTGAGCCGGAGAAGCATACAGTCGTTCTGTCGTGGGAGCAAAATGCCCCGAACAGTGCAGGGGGCTATTGGGCTCCTGCTAACGGAGGCCCGGTGATTCAAGGACTCGGAGCGTCTGTTCCTATGTGGCTCGCCACACCAAAGCCGATGGATGGAGGGAACATGGGGCTACCTGCACTCAATTATGACTCCCGAGGCTCCACAGCAGCGGCGCATTCAACAAATCATGGCTATGTGAGGTTCAGCATAGAGGGTCTCAACTCATGTGACCTACCCGATATGCCCCCACCCGACTACACCGTAACCTCTCCATCTATTCACGGGACTACCAAAGTGGATCAAACCACCACCGGATCGTCCAATATCAAGATCGAGGCGTTAGAATATGGGACATCATTGAACACCGCGACGGGAGATATACTCTCATTGACCAATGGATACCAAGCAACAGCCTCCGGCAATACCCCAAACATTGCCGCTGACCTCAGCAACCTGTCGAATATGACCACTCCTTCGGCTTTCATCAGCGAGGGGCTTCGCAATGACGCGGGCATATATGCACCTCGTCCTTACTACACTGCGAAATCAACCAATACTGTTCGAGTTGGGGGCTTACATATCAGCAACGAGGAAAGAGTGTTCGAGAGTATATCTGTGATAGATGATTTGGGCAATGAACTGACCCTGAAAGGAGGTTCACCCTTCGGAACGGTGATTCGTGACTTCAAAGTGCAGAATACTCGTGTTGATCCCTCCTCAGGGGATGAAACAACCGGCCCGTCGGTTCCCGATGGTCGTTTGGAACCAAATCACACCATACAACTACCCGATCCAACCGATATACCGGGACAAATCTTCGTCAGGAGTAGCCATGACCGTGTTCAGGCGTGGTCGAACATGACGTGGGGGCTCGGTGGCCTGACTCCTCCAGACCCACGCGCCCCGGGGGTGAAAGAGGACACAGGATTCCCTTCGCAGTTCGATACACACGACAGAATGCTCGTATTTCACTGTGAGAGGGTGTTACACAGCGATTTGTCGGCCAAGCATGGCCTCACCCCCCATACGACAGCCGGAGCGGTCCCAAGCGGCTCCACGCGCCTTTATTCTGCCCACAGGATCACCGACCACGCTGAGCGGGGGGCTGTCCTTTCGCAGACTAACAATGGAACGGCTACCGGCCAACCCTACCCCCACCACCGCATCCGCTTCGCCCGTCAGGGCCATTCCTTCGTCACTCCGCTTTGCCATAGAGGAACTCCACACGCCATGCGTCGGCAACTTCACCGATCCCACGGTTCAGCCTACACGCTGATGTTTGAGGCTGAAACTGAGAACAAGCACTTCGGTTTCGGCTCGGGGAAGACACAGACTTCCTCGCTATTTGAATTGGATGCACTGACTACGAAAGGGGTTTCGGGATACGAGTATTCGACGGGCTCCTTCTCATCAGACGGTCTTCCGATGTCTGAAATGACCGAAGGATACCGCTTACCGAGGATACAAGGAACATACACCGGCTCGACAATCGTCAGCGAACTTGACTACCTGTTCGCCCCGGGTCAGGAACAAGTCGCAACGGATGGAGTGGGTCATTTAGTGAGGAGAGCCGTGCCAGCAAGTGCGATTACGACCAGCCCGGGACCTACGAATCTTGCCGTTACACCTACCGTGCTCACAGGTGGATCACGGTATAACGTAGCCAGCGAGGTCGCTATAAACGGCTTCGTGCTCTCCGATTACCAATTGAGCGGCGGAAGACCGGAACCAGCCACAGCAAGTTACAGCGGAGCAGGAGATTACTTCGTTAGAGGGCGTTCTGAGGGCGCGATAACCCCTCGGGTAGCAACTGAACTCGCAACTGTCCCACCATTATTGCATCACGACCCTGATTTGCTCAATATGGCGGCTCGTGGTATCAACGGAGCCATCTCAACCACTCATGCCGACCTTGCCCTACTCAAGAAGACCGATACAACCACCGGGACCATACCTGACGCCTTCCTTTGCACATGGTTAGCGGAGTATAGCCACCCCGCACTCCTCGGAACCGTCCGTGAGCACTATATGACCTTCAGATACAGGGAGGCGGGGATGCCTCGTGCATATCAATATCCAGCCATACGAGGACTGTTACTCAGAAACACCTCAAGGACCAGCACCGCAGCCCAAGCGGAGAACGCTGTTCCTTTCGAACGACTATATGTGCAACAGTGGTTACAGAATTATGGCTACAATGGATTGAATGCAGGTGGTCATGGGACAGCAGAAGGTCTCAGATCTGCAAATAGTGTGCTGATGGGGCATACTACACTAAGGGAATCCTCGGGAACCTTACGCATATTACCTCGTGACTTCAGCGGGTCGGTCATATTACCACGCCTAAGCAGGGGTGAGGGCATAGGTGACGGCATCAATCCCGAGAAGGATGTAGGTGTGGTCATATACGATACAGAAGGTGATCACGCATTCACGAAATATGTCTTCCCCCTCAATCCAATGGTCGCTTACGACTTCAGCAGACGATTACCTGTCCGTGCGTGGGGTGTGAGAACTGCTTCCGATGCACTCGATATGCTGGCTGGCGACCCCACAGAAGCGGTCACAGCACAGCAGCCGGTCTTTGGAAAAGGGCGATTCGACGGTGGAATCCACGATTCTGTGCAACGATTACCCAACGCGACCAATCATGGAGCGTCATGGTTGTTCCCCTTGAACTATGGTGGTGTCGAACGCTCGATACCGATTGGCTTCGTGTTCTCCGGGCATACGATGGAGGCGACACCAATGACGAGCATCGTCCGACAAAGCAACGCGCCGTTGCAGTTATCTGAGGATCCATTGGGCATAGGAGCGACTCTCGGAATGACCTCAGCAGGGTTGCTGAAGCCGACAGTCATGGCCGCAGGAATGTGGGATTCAACTCTCAAAACCGCTCCACTGACCGCTGAACCCCTCAACAAAGGCTCAGATCCCTTCATTGACTTGGTGCAATACACCGGCTCCAATTCCTATGAGCAATCGCAATCGCAATCAGCGGTGTCTTCCCTTCAGTTTGGCGTTGGCGGCGGCTTCCATCACCTCCGGGGCAACGCTTTGCACACCAATGCCTCGGCTGTGGATCACTCATCCTCATCAAACATCCACTATCCGACGAACGGTTGGGGCTTTGCGACTGAATCAAGCGGCACCATTACCTCGCTCTTCCCCATCCCCCTGTCCGAGATTTCAGACCATCGGCAAGTGCAATCGAGAACCGAGCCTCGTTTAGGCGTAGTTCTTGAGACGGAAGGAGAGCGTCATAACAACCGGAACACGAGTTATACGGTGACGGGAACGAAGGCTGTCTCACTCCATTCTGACCTCATAATCGGTCAGCAGTTCCCCGTTATGCCCTCATGGACTACGAACACGAGGCTGACGAATGCTGGGATGACCACAGGTAGTTCTGGTTCGGTGAATATTACCGAACCGTATAACCCACCAACATGGAGTCCCGATACCAATGCTGCAAAGGCCACGAACACCTTTCGAATAGATGCGAAGACCCATGCGAAAGATGCTTGGGCCGTGCGTGGATGTGCCGATCTCCCGCCGTGGGGCGGGATCTTTATCCTCCGCAAAACCTTTCTGAATCGCTCAGAAACGCCGATTCTCACGACTGAAGTCGAAGGGACATCGGGTAACGCGAGTGCTTCTCATCCTCGTCAGAAGTATGTGGATTACATCGTTAGACCCGTGCGCCCGTTGAAATTATACGGCTTCGCTTCGGACTTGTTACAGGATGGCTGGACGCAAGGCGCACGATGTTCTTCCTCCAATACAGGGAACCTCGCTTACCAAGCGTTCGTTCGAGATGGTCGTTACGGGGTGTTTGAAGCGAACACCGGGCGAGCAGTAGGCGGAATCAAATTGATTTCAGCATCCGAAGGGACGCTATCAATGGATTGGCCTGATGCCAATGAATATGATGTCGTGTGGCATCTCATTCCCTCCGCTTCGATGCTTCAGTTCTTCAAATCCGATGCACCACGCCGCACTATTGACGGTGCATTCAACCCTGAGATTGAAGCGAGATACTCGCAGACTACACACCCCGGCGGAGGGGAACCACTGTATCAATCTGAATCAAGATACGCGAACGACGGAACGGGGATCGGAGGCGATTTCGCCAAACAAACCCAAGAGAATGAGATAGCACACACGCACATGAATACTGCTATGCGCCTCTTCCCTCGCTTCAAGGTCATAGACCACTACTCCACAACTATTGTGCTTGAGGACGCTTCACTCCTCCCTTCCTCGGGAACGCTGTTCGTCGTTGGCTCGGGCAAGATCACATACGGAGCCAAGTCGGGGAACAAATTGACGAGTGTAACAAATAGCACGGGGATTAGTGACCTCACGAACTATGTCTTACGATACACCGATGAAGTCACGCCCTCGGTAATCACCGATCAACGAGCACTCATCCTTCCACTACCTATCGTGCCTACATTCATTGATAACTCGGTAGTGATTGCGAAACAGACAACCGGGACATGGCGCAGATATGACTCAACAAACGACAAGGTGCTACAAACCGGACTCTCTTATCGCGGTTTGTTAGAATACGATCCGACTGACTTCATCATGGTGAATCAATGCCCACTTCAGATAACCGGCGGCACGACGACTACGCTACTCAAGAATTACCAATCAGCCATGAAGGTTCGAACTGATGGCCGACTCATCACAGAATCATTCTGTCCTCCTTATCTTTTCAACAGTGGTGTTCGACTACGAGTAGCGAACGCTGAGTCGGATGACTTCTCGACTACTCTCTTCGTTAGGAACATACAAGGTGAGAGTCTGAGCGATGTGGGAATCAACCCCGGCGATACGCTTCTCGGTCAGTTCGGATACATAGGAGTGCGAACATCGGATGCGACATTGATGATGCTTCACGATGCTGCACCCGAATTGACGGGATTCAATGTTACACCAACCAAACAACTCATCTCAAGAGACCGGGATATGGCTTCAAACTTGAACGCTCATCCCTCTCTCAGATTGATAACTGATCATTCGTCCATATTCACCGCTCGAAAATCGAAAGGTCTCAACGTCATGGAGGTTATCCGAAATCTCTCACAGATAGATGGAAAGCAGTTAGTCAATGAAAATACAGGTGGCCTAATCTATTCATCAAATGTCTTCGATAACAGGGGTTCACACATAGGGCTTGGTAGTGCGATTCGCAAACTTGCGGTTAGTCAGATGTATGATTCACCGAATGAAATTGTCGTGGTTGGTGATGCTCTCGCAAAAAATGAACGGGTCTTCGTTATCGTTAGAGACCCCGAGCGAATGAGGAAGGAAGCAGGTGCCGGTGCGACATCTGAACTCGTGAAGACTCTCCGACAGGACATCCCGGGACTCAAGACCAACAAGGAAGCATTGAGATTAGCGAAATCCCTCCTATCAAGGAGCGAGAGTGGTGCTCCGGTGGTTCGTATCCAAGATGCGTTCAATGCTTCTTCCATACAACCCGGAGAAATCGTGAGGCTGGATCTGCCGACGCATGGAATCTCCGGCGACTTCGCGGTGTTTGAATCCGTCCATCGGTATAACAAGCGAACAAGTGACTTTGTGATAGCACAATACGATAAGGGAATCGAGGGGCTAATCTCCGATCTGCAAGCGGCTTCGGGGAATACCCAACCGTTAGATGATCCCTCATCAAAAGTCGTTGAGGTATTCGAATTGTCGCTGGCGAGTGGGGTTAGGATAGTCGCTACACACCGAGTTCTCGTGCGTTCAATGAACAAGAAGGGTTTCGTTATCGGTGGGAAACACTCTCAAGGAATGGGGAAAATCGGTGTGCGTGATAGTAACCGCAGGGCGCTTCCTCTCGGACAAAGTAAGAGTAGGTATTATCTGGTGAGATGATGGCGTTTGAACAAGCATGGCTGGTGGTTAAGGAAGTTGATTTCCACATCCCCCAACCCAGCGACCGCCCCCCTACTTACCTTGATCGAGATGCCAACTTGTCCTTTCATGGCTCAAGAACCCCCGATTTCCGTGCATTCGAGAATCCGTGGGGATCAGAAGGAGTTCCGTGGGAAGAGTTTGGTCAGACCATAAAGGATGAGATAGCGAGAAGAGAGGGGAAGTTAGTGATGGCTCCGTATATGAATTATAAAGTAGGGGAGTTTGGAGAAGACTTGATTGAAGGAAAGAAATACAATGGAGGATTCATGGGACACCCTGAGCGTAGTGTTGATCCGCTTCTCTTTGAATTGGACCGAGCAGGGATGGTCAGGGCTTTGATGGATGCAGGGATTGTCGGGTCGAGAGAGTTAGAAGCGGCTCTTGATGCCGGATTCGAAGCGGAGAGTCGAGGCACACATTCATCCGGTCAGAAACGAATGGATACTGATAGGGGATACTTGATGTCGGACATAAGGGAAGGAGAGTATCATCATGTTCCATTCAATGAAGACATAAATTGGGAGGTTAGATGATGCCTGTTCTTGACTCACTCAAGGCTGCACTGACCGACCACCTCTCAACGCTCATCACGCGAATGACGCTGGGAGCAGGTGGTGGTGACGCATCCAGCAGGGATGGCGGGGCATCGAACGCTCAGATCACCGTCACCCCGGAGGTCCAGCGTGTTGATGACCGAACCATATCCGTGTCGGCCACCTTCGACGCCCAGCGCTCTTCTTCTCAGACGATTAAGGAGGTGGTGCTTCATGGCGATACCCCCCTCGACACCCCTGCATACCGGGCAACCTTCATGCCTATCACAAAGGACAGCACCAATGAGATACGGGTGGATGTGCTGATGGAGGTGCGTTGATGGACGACGATAAAACCTACCCTTGCTACTGTGGTTGGGAAGGTTTGGATGATTCTGGTTGCTCGTGTGTGCATCCAGAATTGAGAGAGGAGGAGGAGGATGACTGATGGCTGCAATAGGTGAAGGACATGAGAAAGCCATTCCATCTTCATACCGGACTGACGGACTGAGGGATACCGATGTCCTTGCCAGCCCCACCTTGACTAACTTCAACGAACGTGGTCTGTTCAACGGGGTCGTCCCGGTCACGATCAATGATTACGACACCAGCGGCAACCCCAATCGTAACTCTTCGACAGCCGGGAACGGGGTCGTGACCCTAAGCGGTTCAGCGGGCTCCTCCTCAACATTGGTAGCAGCCACGGGAACGGTGCTGTTGGATGGCCTCTTCCATACTCTCACTGCTGTTACCATAGACATTACGAGTAGTTCACACCAAGCCAAGTTCATTTCTTACAACGATTCCACCTTACCCCCTCTTACCGGGGCTAACTACGAGCGTATCTTACTCGTGTATGTGGATCCGAGGATTACAGGGAACATCGGTCTGGTCTATGGCTCCGAGATAGACACCTCAGGAGGAGCATATCCCCAAAGCCCCTCGAATCACCTTGATCGACAGACCATCGTCCTTGCTTCGGTGCGCCTTTCCTACAATAGCGGAGTGAAGATAGCCTCCATTGAGGATAAGCGCGTCTTCATCCGCCCCGGGCCTCTCCCTCTATCCTCATTGAACAAGGACGGAGGAGGAAGCGGAACAGCATCCAGCCTCGCTAACGATCTCATCAGCGGCATCAACACCGGTAACCTGCCCGTCACCAACATGGGAGCACTGTTCGCTCGTGATCCTGTGGGGCTCGGCGGCACTCCTGATGGGGGTGGGCAGACTCATCTCTTCTATCAGTCCGACGCTGCGGTAGGCCAAGCCTCGGGAGGGTCGTATCAAATCACACCCGTTCATCGGACATCACTCAAGCACTTGGCTTGGGCTCCCGGTTCTCAGAAGGTCGTCACATTCGGCACGGACATTCTGTTCAAGCCCCTCACCTCACAGGACACCAACAGCCTGTATCTGTTAGACATCCTCGCCTATGATGACGACGCATCGGGTAGCAAGAAATATCTCGGTCACTTGGTTCAGACTGAGGACTACACAGTATCCTCCTCAGCAATCACAATACCTGCTAACAGTCAATACTCCACCGCATCACACATAGAGATTCGATACATTCACGCGGGGCATACTTGATGAGGATAGTAGGGAAAGCATACCGAGATAAGATCGTGCAAAGGTGTCCGATGTGCGAAGCATCGGTTCTTGCTATCAGAATCAATGGATTCTATGCTGGTTCGCGTGATCGTATCTTCCTATGGGAATGCCCGCTGTGCGAAGCGGTTTGGAAGAAACCAAAGCCGGAGATCAAAAAGGAGATGATGCCGTAATGGTCTATGCAAATGGTAATGAGGACGATCCAGACAAACGTTATGTTTCCCCGGGTGGCCGCATTCAAGTTGCGGCTGATGCGGATGATCATGTTCCACGGCCTCCCGGTTGGAATAAGAACCGCGATAATCGAGAACGGATAAAGCAAAGCAGAACGGGGGCATGGCGCGAACGCGCTTCGCCCTGTTCAGAATGCAATAACCCAACGACTACGAATCAAGTTACAGGAGAGATAGTGTGCATCAACCCAGACTGTCCGATACATGATCCAACCCTCTTCATGGGTCAGCAAAGAGCACATACGAAGGAGGGAAAAGAAAGGAGCGAGAATGAAGTAATCGAAGAACTCGGCTATGATGTCGAAATAACAAACGACGAGGGCGTGGAGGGTATCAATCGAATACAGACCTTCGAGCAGTTCCCTAAAGCATTGGGGAGGTGGAAACAGAAGTGGGCATCGGCAGACGAAGCGTTTGAAATGGCGTGGGGGGTGGTGAAGTCCGAGGAGAAGTCCGAGGAGAAGTCCGAGGAGAAGGGCAAGTTCCGAGGCTACACTCGGGACCGTATTGGTGGTCGTTCGGAAAGACAGGGAAAGAACCGAGCATGGGCTCAGTCCCGCAAGAACAAGCGGAAGCGCACTCGCATCAAATACAACGCCTCCAAGATTCGTGGTTCTGGTTCGGGGGCAAGGCCGAAGATGCGACGACAGTTAGGAGCGGGCGGCGAGCGAAGACAAGTCACTCGTTAATCGGCACCCAATCGAATATCGACGGCTGTTTGATACGCTTCATAGTCAAGTCCTCGGTTATCACATACTCTCCTGAGTGAGCGATTCTCGCTCGTGCTATCCCGACATACTCCTCCACCATGTCGATGCCGATGAAGTTGAATCCCTCAAGGTTGGCGGCTATCCCTGTCGTGCCGCTACCCATGAATGGGTCAAGGACGATTCCCTCCGGTGGCGTGACCAAGCGGCACAGATAACGCATCAAATCCACCGGCTTCACGGTTGGATGATGATTAGTTTCACAGCCCGCATTCCTCTCCTTCTGTGATGCTTTGGAGCAATAGAAGAAGCGGGCCGCCGAACCCTTTTCTGGGTCTTTCGGCCCCACACCTTCATAATCTTGTGTTCCCCCATAATTCTTACCATACCCTGTAATTGTGGCTTTAGCCCAATGACCCCCGCTTGATTCAGGGAAATGTTGCACCACTTCTTCTGAGCCATCGTGAATCACATTCGCGGGGTAGCGGCCTTCATCTGTTCCATAATCTATTCTGCACTCATCAACATTGATTGCTCCTGTGCCGTATTCAAGCACATTCTCGGCAACCGTGCCTTCGATGGGCTTACGGGCCATCACGATAGGCTCATGGGCGGGTTTGAGGGCTGTTCCCCACCCATCCCATTGTTCTGCTTCAGGTGTGGCGGGTGCGGTAATAACGGCATTGTTTTTCGTGAAGCCCCCATAATCTGTTTCAGTATTTCCTTTGGTGGTGCGGCCAGCGACATTGGGGTTCTCTCCTATCACTTCTTGTTCTGCACCTGCGGCCTTGTCTATGCCTTTACTCACATTATGCGACTTTGGAAAGCCACTTGAATAAATCCATTGGATCTGATCTCTAATTTCAAATTGAGCGTCTTCGATGTTCACCACGACTCGATGATAGGTTCGGGAACCACCGAAGCACAGCAGATGCCCACCCGGTTTGAGAACCCGAAAGCACTCCTTCCATATCTCGACAGAAGGCACATCGTAGTCCCACTTCTTACCCATGAACTCCAAGCCATACGGACAATCTGTAATAATGGAATCAACCGAGTCATCGGCCATGTCCTTCATAGCGACCAGACAATCCGCGCAGATCAACTGCGAAGAAACCATCACTCCTCCTTCTTCCCCTTGTTTATCGTTAACTTCAGGGATATTCGTTCCTTGCGCTTTGCTTCCTTGAAATCACTCAACAGGGACAGGATGAATGCCTGTTTTGCTTCGGGCGACAAGCCTCTAAGATTGAATGTCGGCATGATTCACTCTCTCCCCAATGTTGCCCATACAATCATCCAAACCCCGATACATAGGAATAATAGAACTAATCCTTCATCCATATTCATTCCTCCTCTTCCATTGGACCTCGAAAACCAATCCAACCAACAGGGATCTCGATACCTCGATAGGTTCTCCTGTCGTTGATTCTGATTGAACCCTGCCTCCTTACTCGGAAGAATAAATGAGCGATGGTCTGAGTATCTATGGCGAGATTCTTGAACGCATCACGGAAGGTTCCCCATGCCTCGGAGACCAAGACAGCGAAGTGTGAGATGTAGGGAACACCACCCCACCAAGACAAGTTGCTATCAGTGAGTTCACTGAGAGAGTATCGTTGTGAGGTTCCATAGTGCGTTGCTGTGGCTTCGTTCATCATCTCAAGTAGGTCCACCGAAAGAACCGGGGTTTTGAGGTGACTGATTAGAAGGGATTTGTCGAATGTGTCGGAGCCGTAGCCAATCAGAACCGGAAGGTTGGGGGCCATGTTATCATTCAGCCTTTGAAACCAATCCTTCATCTCCTTAAGCGGATAAACTTGTGATCCGGTGACTCTTTCTGGAACTTTCTCGAAGAAGGTTGAGAATGCTTCTTCGGAAATGAATGAATGAAGCATTTTTCCATCGAAGAACATCGCAATATCAATCTCGAACTCATCGGTGTTAGACAGGCCGCCTTCAACTTCGGAGGGGTCGGTGAGGCTGAATATTCTAAACGCGAGGAGGTTCTCATGTTCCATCCATCTCTTCAACGGGAGTATGTTGAGTTTGGATAGAACCATATTACCACTCCAAATGAATGAATGCTAAGCGACCATCCTTGTGTCGTGTAGCCGAGCCGCTCTCAAGTAATTTATCCATCCGCCTCCGGGCTGTCTTGGGGCTGACTCCTTGTGCCTTAGCGTAGTGTTCCTCGATCTGCACTCGTCGCACGACTTCCAAGCCATCTCTCTTCGTCTTCAACTTCTTGACCTTGTTGAATGACTTTTTCCAAGCGTGAGCCTCGACTTCTCGCTTCTTCTTGTGACGGTAGTCCTCCTTCTGTTCCAACCAGATGACGAGGTTATGCAGGTTATCATAGACAATTTCAGTAGCCATCATCACATGATCGGCGGTGATAACACGCTCACGCATGGTAGCCGCAATCAGGCTTGCGAATATCATAGTGTAGTTCTCGACATTGGGCATGAACGACAGGGCTGTATCTTTGATGTGAGGGTTCGTTATGTCCTTGATGAGCCCGTAGTAGTCATCAACCGCATTCAGAAGAGCGGCATGATATGACGGGCCGACAGTGAAGAGATCGTAGGCGTGTCGGATTGCATACGCCTCTCGGTCATCCTCGGACATTGAATCCCATCCCTCTTGATTGATCCCCCCGGCTTCAAAGAGTCGGTCACGAACATCATCCACCATAAGGAGCATATTCTTGGCGATGTCCTCGTAGGAATAAACTGAGTCAGGCACCGGAACATAGGCACCAGATACTCGATGTTCGCTGGTTGTTTGCCTCGTCTCTATCCCAACGTCATTCTGAAAGAAGAATACACGCTGGAAAAACCCCTTTTCAAGAACATGGGTCATCAAGTCTTTCGGGGGGAAGGTCGTCATCCAATGCGACACACCTGATGGCGTTCGAACTGAGCCACCTACGAGATGCTTGACGAGGACATTCGTTTCGCTCCCGATAGGAGCCATTGACTGTTGCAGGTATAGGATCTTGTCGCTGAAGTAGGATTTGTTGTCGTTGAGTAGGATGCTCGCTTCATCAAAGAGCAGGGTCTTGTATCCGTTGAGGAGGCCGGGAACTACCACATACTCTCTCTCGTTTGTTGGTTTCCCCTTGTCGTCATAGACGATCTTCTCTTCGACAGTGCCAATCATCCTTGCATCGGAACCAGCACTGAAAACTTCTAACTCGACATTGAGTAACTTCAGAACCTTTGCGATGAACTCGTAGGCTATGGACTTCCCGGTGCGAGATTGCTGGACCCAGAAAACATGGAGTCTGCAATCAAGATGGGCTCCATGAATGGGTATTCGAATGTAGGGTGCGAGGATCTGTCCGATGATGAAGAAGTAGGATAGGATACCCGCGTATTCGTTGAAGTAGGAGACCGTGTTGAACCGTTCGATGTAGGAACGAACTGCCTTGCTCCCATCGTAGGATGCTGAAATGAGAGAGTAGTCATTCCACTTCCTCGTTGTATCCGAAGATGGCCTTAGTAGCATAGACATCTCTCCTCATACCTCAGGAGGTCGAGGGGGAACGAATCAGTATATCATCTCTCACATCATGCCCGAGCCATACGCACCCTTTCTTGAGGAACCTTCTCCTCGCTCGGCCACAATAATGAGAGTTTCTTCGCGGTAATTTTCCCTAATCCCTTTACTACCATCAACTCTTTCGGAGTCTGCGAAGCGATCTCCGCCAGCGAGCCGAACTCATCGAGAAGCCGCTTCGCCAGCGCTTCGCTACAACCAGCGGAACGGAGCACATCCACTCGCCTATCCTCCGTCGAAGTCTTCCGTAGTAAGCGATATGTCGAGGTGGAAGAAAGAGTTCCAGCCTTCTCGAAACGCTTGCAGATGAACCGGGCTGCCGATGAACGGTCGGGGAGCGTGATCAACTGAACATCGAAGTCGTTACAGAAACGAGCGAGCGAACCAATGTATGCGTTGAACGCTCGACCGAATGGTATCCGATGTCCTCCTTTCCTTGCACTTGCGATGTAACTATCC